TTAGACTCAATCTCAATTTTTAAATAGTGTTTCATAGAATTAATTAAAAAGAGGGAGTATTACCTCCCTCTATGGTTGTTTTTAATTATAATAATGGATTTTTAAAGGGGAAACCTTCTACGTTTGATTTACTTGACAGCCATCTTCACCACGTCTTGATTCATCATCAATTGTGAGAATTTAGTTTTGTTACCATTTACAATCTCTTTGACCATATAATATCTAAGGTCATTTGTAAATGCATCACAGTCAGTAGTCAACTTGGCAATTCTATCAATGATAGGTTTACCTACGGCACCTTTATCTGCAACTGCAAGAGAATAATTTATAATCCTGGTTGCAATAACACTAGAAATGTCAGCACGGAATTCATCATCTTTTCCTACTGCATTAGTAAGGGAGTTTATGACATACTGCTCATCTTTAGTCAAGATGTCTACAGGACTAATGATTCTATCCAACTTATTATTAATGAACATAGTGAACATTGAACTAAAGTCAGGACCAACAGAACCTTCACCAATCATTTGAATCAAAGGTAGATCATCTTCAAACTTAGGAATAGAACTAATAGCATTAAAGAAAGTAGTAATAGATCTTGGATTAACTCTTTGAGTTACCAACTCCGGATGCATCAACATGAAGTTAATACATCTACCATCTATGTTTGCTTTCTCTGCCCACTTAGCCCATACATCAGAATCATACTTTAACTCAACTGAGATAAATCTAGTCTTCTGAGCAACATCAAGACTGGTAACATTATAATCACCATTGTCTGGATTAGTGGTCAAGATTACATGCCAGTTCTTCGGTAGCTTCCAAGAAACATATTCTTGCCTATCTAAGATCTCCATAGTTGCTTGCATAAACCTTGCATCAGCACGAGTATAGTCATCAAGAATTAAGAAACCACCTTCTCCTTTACCCTGAATCCATTCAGGAGCAGCATGAGACATTCTCTTATCTACAACTTTATAACCTTTTGCAGTAGCTGCAGTTATCTGAGATTCATTAATCCAAGTTGTTTTACCTTCTGCATTCTGAATTTGAAATTCTTTAACAGGAAAACCGACCAAGTCACCCAATTCTTCAAGCTGAGATAAATTCAACTTTACAACTTCCATTTGAAGTTCTTTACCTAACTGCATAATAGCAGAAGTTTTACCCAAACCTGCATCACCCTCAATATTAATAGCCACAGGTACTTTACCTTCAGACTGGATATGCTGGTTATTCTTAACCATATGCTTAATAAAATTCTTTAATTCATCAACATTCAATTGTACTTGGCTCATACTTCTTTTTTTTATAGTTCTAACTTAATTACTTTACCTGGTAAATCGTCATTCATATATGATCTTTCTGACAGGACCCAAAGAACATTGCCTTTTGGTCTTACAGATGTATAACATTCACCATCAGTAAAATACACCAGGCTTGTATATTTTCTGAGGTTTTCATTAAAATATTCTAGGACAGGATCAAACTCAGTCCCACCTCTACCATAAGCTTTCATCTCAAATTTACCTGTATAAGGTTCAATTGATCTGATACTTGTATCACATTGTACTACAGTAATATCAACACCACATTTGTAGATATGATAAATTTCAGACATAAACTCACGGAGTTCATCATCACTTACTGAACCTGACGTATCTATGGCTAACAACATATGTTGTCTCATCTTTACTTTTAGACCCGGATTGTCACTAAATCTTCGGTTCTCTTTTCTTCTAATTTTCTTAGTAAATACTTTTGTACTTACACCAGTAAATCTTCTAATAAAACCTCTCCAATCAAATTTAGGTGGAACAATCTCTTCTACAACAATAACACCTTCTATTTCACCTGGAATAGTACCACGTTTCTTGAGAGTCTGTTCTTTAGCATCAGATAAAACTTTTTGTAATTGCTTTTCAATTAACTTTTTTTCTGCTTCTGTAAGATCTTCAAAATCTTCCCAAGTACTATGATCAGGTGTATTACCATTTTGTATATCTTCTAGTAATTGATCCATATCAGAATCACCACAGGTACCATTCTTATCTTTTTCATCCTGAAGTTGTTTCAGTTTATCATAATAATATCTAGCACCGGCTTTTCTATCTAGTTCTATATCATTATAGTTATCTATATCAATACCACCTTCAGGAAGATATTCCTTATCTATATACTGATTGATTTCCATATCCATAGCTACATTAGCAAGTCTCTTGTCTGTAAACTTAAAGAATGTAGTTAGGTGTCCAAAAGCAATATGTAGTAACTCATGCTTCAATAATCCAAGTCTGTGATTTTCACTAAGACTTTCCCAAAATTCAGAATTGATTGTAAGTTGATAGTTAATACCATTCTTGCTTACACCAGCTGTAGGAACTCTTTTATTATCCCATAGCTTATTTAGCATAATAAGAAAGAACCCATAATAGGGCTCTTTCAACATCAGCTCTTTACTTGTTTTACTAAGACTTTGTTGTTTATCCATTGTCTTTCAAGGTTATATTAATCTCAAAACTATCTGTTGGGTACCCAATTTGTTCCAACATCTTAGTCATGTCTCTTACAAAATACTCCATGAATAACTCTATTGAAGTTTTAGAACCATTATGTGCCGTTATCAAACTTAATGTTGCCGGACTAGTTAATGGTTTTTCAGGTAGTAGTTTAAGTAGTTTTTTATAAACAGGTGCACAGTTATCTTGCCAATAAGCAAGATTATGACCTGTATACTTATATATCACAAGGATCTCTCCTATGTAATTATTAAATTTTACATTTTTCAAACTTTCAAATGCCATGATATGATTATCTGCATCTGAAGATTTAAGCATATTAATCAGATTTCTTGTTTCTTCTTTACCAAAAATCATCAGTCTTCAATTTTATAGCCTAATACTTTTGTTACATACTCTTTATACTCTGCTCTAGTTAATACATGCAGTCCTTCATATGTGTCACCTGCATCAAATATTTTCTTTACAGCATATAAAACATCAATGGTTTTCATATACATCTCACCCATAAACGATACTTCTCTATTAATAAGAGAAGGATCTAATTCTAATGAAGTTATCTTCTTTTCTCCATCTTTTGTTATAGAAAGTGTCATTACTAATTCTGATTCATCAGGATTTGCTTCATTTGTAAAAACAACTTTAATTTTTTCATTTTTTAATTCAACTTCTTTTACATTTTCCATTAGTCTTCAATTTTAAGTGTTTTAATCATCCATTCTGTCGGTGTATTTATATTATCCACCCATTCTTTTGCAGTAGGAATATACCCGTTGCAATCTTCTTTAACATGTTGTTCTGCAACATATCTAGTATATACAGTTTTACCATCTGAATTAGTAAAAGACATTCCAAATTTCTTTTCACATTCAAATATACCTTCACTATGGTGACGAAACATTCTGTGTTTACTGTGTCCAATCCAACTTTTGGTTTCATCAAACCAATTATGAATTGCAATGTAATCACTCCATTCTCCACCCCATCTTTTTATTGAGGATTTACAGTGTTCTAAAGGATGTGCCATTACATATCATTTTCTATAAAAAGAATCATATGATCTTTAGCTTCACCATATCCTTCTGATCTGGCATCATCATATAACTCTTCTACTCTTGTTATTATTTCTTGTTTTAACTCATCTGTTAATGTTTGAAGGTCCAAACCTTCAATCCATTCATTAAATTCATCTATACCCATTATTCTACAGTTCTAGTAAATAAATCTCCATCATGAAAATAATCTTCAGTAGTTGTAATTCTTACTGAATTATTAATAATATATTTTCCTGAAGGAACTAAAAAACAAAAGCTTCCAAAACCACCTTCATTATTCCACCAATCTTCTATATCGTCAAGGATTTTATATGCAAAGCCTTCAACTAACTTATAATCATCACTTTCTACTACTTTAGCTAGATAAGCATCATTTTCCCAATCTTCAATATTATCATTTACATCTTCTGGAGTTTCACATTCTTCTTTTGTAAAACCCATCCATTCAATAGAGCCGGAGTCTCCTCCACCATCATATCTTACTTTAACACCTGTAATACCAAGATCAGCCAACCTAAAAAGGAGACTTGCCATTTCTACTTCTGTCATAATTATTTGAATTTATAAAACCTACCTAATATGTTTCCATTTAAGAATTATTCTTTTTCAAGCACCTCATATAAAAATTGGTACTTTGTTTCCTGATATGTTAGCTCCATCTGAGAATGACATATCCGGAGAATCTCTCTCTTAATTACTACTCCTGCTTTGTGAGCATCTTTAAGAATCTTATTACTACTGTAATATCTCATAAAGTCAGGTCT